TTATTCATTATGGCTCTGCAGTAGAAAGAGTTAAGAATTTCAAATATAAACTTGAATTAATTGAATACTTTACAGGTCAGTTAAGTATGCTAGATACTATAGCAGACTCTACAACGGTTAATATTAATATTCAAGATACATACAGTAAAAGAAATAAGGTAGTTTCAGGATTTGACGATTTTGAAAAGTATTTATTTTTTGAAAATTCAGGAAGTGCTTTATATTCTCATATAGATGATATTTCTGGTTCTATTAATCCATGGCCTAAAAAAGGAATAACAGGTACGACATATACTTGGTCAACGGCCTATGAATATTGGGATCACGCAGCTACAACATGGGACACTTATAAAAGTGGATATGACCCTTATAGCTATTTCGCAGATTTATATTCGACGACTGAAGCGACAGCAACGACATATTATTACGATTTGTTAGAGCAAGCAGAAATTTATGATAAATTCAATGTGCATGCTTTAACAAATACAGTGCCAATGCAAATTCAAAATTCGTCCGACGGCGAAGATTATGCATTGTTTGTAAACATGATTTCACAGCATTTTGATATTTTATGGACTTACATTAATAATTTAACTTCTATAAAATTCAGAGAAGAGCATCCTAAAGATGGTATGGCAGATGATTTACTTTATCATGTGTCAAACTCAATGGGATTCAGTCTATTAAATGGTAAATCAGCTTCTGAATTATGGAAATATTCGTTAGGAGTAAATTCTGACGGGTCAGTTAATTCAGATGATATTCCATCAATCACTACTTTATCTGACGAGTCAAATACCAAAGAAGTTTGGAGAAGAATCGTAAATAACCTACCTTATATATTAAAGACAAAAGGAACATCTAGAGCAATCAAAGCTTTGATGACCTGTTTTGGTATACCACAATCTGTATTGACAATTAAAGAATATGGAGGGCCTTCTACATTCACAGATGCTGATCATTTCCCAGAATATGTACATGACGTGTATCATAAAGCATGGAATGCAAACGGATTGACTGCAGTTACTATAAGTAATTTAGATAGTTTAGCTCCTGTAGCAGGATCTAATTCATTAGAATTTAGATTTAAAACAGATAACAATTATACGTATAATTACGGAGAAGAATATTTAATTGCAGAAAGTACAACCGCCGGGGATAATCCTGAGTGGCAATTGTTATTAGCTCGATCGAATACTTATAATAATTTAGGACAAATTATATTCAAAGATTTAATAGACGGCGAAGAAATTATCGTTGTCAATTTAGAAATATTTGACAATAGTTGGCACACTGTAACTTTAGAAGAAAATTTTAATTATGGGTCACCTACAATATTAAAAGTTGCTAAATCACTTTATGGAAAATCTATTTATATAAATTCCGGATCTACAGTACATGTGCCTAACGACCTATTTGTTAATTCTAGATATGTATATTTTGCATCAAATCCAACCGAGCCTATCACTCATCCAGCATCTAGATTTAAAGGCCATATTCATGAAATTCGTTTTTGGTCTGGTTCGCTAAATGATGATACTCTTATAGAGCATGCTGCATCTCCAGCTTCTTATACATATGACGTTAATAGAAATATTACGACAACAGGAGAAGAAGCTTTGAAACCATATAATCATTTATTAGCTAGGTATCCATTAAACAATTCTGAATTTGACGTAGATAATACTAATAGACAATATTCAGTACACCCTAACCAAACAATAAATGTAAAAGGTTCAGCTTCTAACGCTTATTTAACTGTTTCAACCATCGCTAATTTTGTTTTAGAAGGATATGAAGAGACTTATTATACGCCATCTCCTTCGCTAGGAGGTTCTAGTTTATATACAAATAAAGTAAGAATTGAATCTTCTTCATTAGATCGAAATAAAAGATTGAATACTAAAACAAGGGTTGAAAAATCTTCTTTTGATAGATACTCTATAGATTCCAATAGAGTAGGAGTTTACTTTTCTCCTCAAACTGCAATTAATGAAGATATTTTCAATCAATTAGGATATTTTGAAATTGACGATTATATTGGAGATCCAGGAGATGTTTATAGTGAATCATATAATGAATTAACTACATTTGCTAGCAATTATTGGCTGAAATATGAAAATCGAAATGACTTTGAAGCTTATTTCCGAGCTTTAGAAATTTACGATTTTACTTTGTTTAAGTATATTAAAAGATTACTTCCTCAAAGGTCAAATGCAATTGTCGGATTAGTAGTAGAACCAAACGTTCTAGAACGAAGCAGAGTAAGATTAAACAGAAAGCCTACTATAGAAGATTTAACAAACGAGACAGTAATTGCTCAGTTCGATCTTCCAATGGGTATGGAGTATGAAGATTTAGAAGGAGAAATTGATGAAATGATATTACCTCCTAATATTGATTTCGATGCCGATAAACAAGGAATTTTAGATGGGGTTATCGTTAATCCTGATATAGATTATGACAATATAGGTATAGGAGAATTGTTAGGAATTGCAGTTAATCCTAATATAGATTATGACAATCTTGATATAGGGGAATTATCAGGAATTGTGTTAGAATCTTATATGGAATATGATGCCGAAAAAAATGCATTATTAGTATATGATTTACCTAAATTAACTGATTCGTCTATCATTAAATCAAACAATGGTCTAATAAACGCTTTGCCTGAAATTAATGAATCTACTATCATTAAATCAAACAATGGTCTAATAAACGCTCTGCCTGAATTTAATGAATCTACTATTATTAAATCAAAAGATAAAGAAGGTTCAATAGACGCTTTGCCTGAAATTAATGAATCTACTATCATTAAATCAAACAATGGTCTAATAAACGCTCTGCCTGAAATAGACGATTCAGTTGTCATTAAATCTAAAGATGGTACTTTAGAAAGTATAATTCCTACATTAACAAATTCTAGTGCTATTAAATCAAAAGATGGTACTATATTAACTAAAATTGATACTATCGATAAAACAGGTAATTCATGGATTCAAAATAGATACATTGGAATTTATAAACTAACTCAGTCTGGTTCATATACTCCAGTACAAAGACAAGTGTCTAGTTCAAGAGAATCTACGAGTTTACAAAAAATTAACTTATTTTATAGTAGCGCAGCATCAGCATCGGCTCAACTTCCATACTCATCTAGCTACTCATTTGCAGAAGTTATTAGAGAAAATTCGGCAGGCTGGCGTAATGCTAGATATGCAGGATGTAAACTTACTGCTACTGCTGTTAATGTAAATTCAACTCAAACTGTCGACGGAGGACCTGTAGTTAAAGTAACTAAAGTTAATCCAAACAAAATTATATTTGCAAATGGTCAATTGACAACCGTAGACGAAGCTAATACAGGAATTAGAAAGAAATCAATTTAAAATAAAAACTTAGATTTTTAAACATTACATATTTATTTAAAAGAAATTATACATTATGGGATACTTAAACAATAGCACAATCACTGTTGACGCAATCTTAACAAAAAAGGGTAGAGAATTGCTAGCACGTGGTAAAGACGAATTTAAAATTACTCAATTTGCATTAGCTGATGACGAAATTGATTATGATTTGTGGAACCCTGCACATCCATTAGGAACAAACTATTACGGAATCATCATTGAAAATATGCCATTGGTAGAAGCAACAGCTGATGAATCTAATATTATGCGTTATAAATTGGTGACATTGCCAAAGAAAACAGCAAGAATACCAGTTATCTCTGTATCACAAACAACAGCAACTCTTACCTCTCCAGGTCAAGTATTTACAATTGTTCCAACAACAACAAACTTTACTTCAGGTAACGCAACTTTAGGATATACCGCAATTTTATCTAATTCAGATGTATGTTCATTGCAAGTTGTTAGTCCAGTATTAGCAGGTGTTAGTCCGACGGTTCCTAGATTTATCGGGGATGCAGAAGCTGCGACGTCAGTATCAGCAGTTGGATTTAGCTTTAATATTATTGCAAAACAACAATTAGTTTCCGATGTAAGCGCGACAATTACATTAATTGGAAATGAAACGGGAGGAAGAACAACAGTAACAGTAACAGTTAAGAAAACATCATTAGCAACCTCAACGGGTACTCCAATTACTAATGCTAGATAAATTAATAATTTTAATTAAATAAAATACTAGTATGGCCATAAATATAGCAGCCTTAGAAGGCAAAGCAATAAAAACTTCTGAATCATTAACAGTTTTTATAGTTCAAAACGGTAGTAAATTTGGATTCAGAAGCCAACTTGCATACAATACATTTTCCGCTGCAAACCCAGCATTGGGTCTAGACCCAGGATTTGTAAATGTTATAACTATTTCTGCAGCTGATGCAGCATCAATTCCCGACGGTGGGATTGTAAACGATCAAGGACAAATTATTTCTAATG